ACAGAGAAGCAATGGGGAAAGAAGTGTTCTGAGCTTCCTCGGAGCATTATAACCAGGCTTCCTGTTAGACTTACATATAACAATAATTACTTCAACGATAGATATCAAGGTATACCTATCGGTGGATATACACAGATCTTTGATAAGCTCTTAGAAGGAATAGAGGTAAAGTTGGATAGTGATTACTTTGAAGATAGAAACTATTGGGACTCCTTATCTGAGAATCAGATCTATACAGGTCCAATTGACAAGTACTTTGACTATAAACACGGTAGCTTGGAATACAGATCAGTTAAATGGGAGAGTAGGTGGGAGGACACTGATAACTATCAGGGAAACGCTGTAGTTAATTATACCGAAGCTGGAGTTAAGCACACTCGATCTATCGAGCACCGCCATTTTGATCAACCCAACAGTGGTCTTAATAAAACATATGTTAGCCTAGAATTTTCACAAGAATATAAAGCTGATGAAGTGGATCCATTTTATCCAATTAGAAATTCTGAGAATGAGAGCAGATATCAAAAGTACAAAGAGGAAGCAAGCAGACTTGATAATGTTCACTTTGGAGGAAGATTAGCTACCTATAAATACTATGATATGCATCAGATTATAGCCCAAGCATTAGCTAGCGTAAATAAAATAAATGCATGATATAGCAGATAAATAATAAAAACATCTCAACTAATGAGCATTGAAATAGGAACATTTGAAGAATATAGCATGGGAGCAAATCCATCAGAAGAAGTTGATGGAGGAGACGGAATATCCATAGATCCAAAAATTATAGAAAATCTAGTAGATCTAGTTGGATCAGAAGAAGAAGTAGAGCAGGCAGCTAAGGAAGCGTTTGAAGAACTTAAAAAATCGTTTGATGATAACGATATCGAGATTGAAAAAGGAGAAGCTCCAGATCTTTTAGCGATGTCAGCCCTGGTTCTAAAGCTAGTTGAACTTGGAAAGCTAGGACCTCAAGAAGCTGATTCATTCATTGAAGAAAACTTAGTTGACATGACCTCTGGAGAAGATGAAGAAGCTCCACAGGAAAATGAAGAATCTGAATCAGAAGAAGAAACTGAAGAAGACGAATAACCTTAGGACAAATATAGCATATATAAAATGGCTCTCATTAGGGAGCCATTTTTATTGATAAATAATATATATGTCTAAAAACGATAAAGATATAAAGAGTTTTCTAAAACCTAGAAAACAAGGAAAATACCGTCAGGGATACTTTAAACCTAAGAATCCTGACAAGTATAAAGGGGATCCTACTCAGATCATATATAGATCTGGCTGGGAGTTCAAGTTCTTTAAAGTTTGTGATGAAAATAAAATGGTACTTGAATATTCATCTGAACCCGTGGGAATAGATTACTGGAACTCAGTTGATAAGAGACAGGCAAAATATTGGATCGACGGATGGATGAAAACTATAAACAAAGATGGAGTGGTCAGAGAATGGCTCATTGAAATAAAACCCAATAAGTTCATAAAGCCTCCTAAATCTCCAAATAGATTAACTGAGAAACAAACGTGGAATTATGTTAGACATGCAAAGGCTTATGTAGTCAATACTGATAAATTTAAAGCAGCTAAAGCCTGGGCAAAAGCACATAACATGCAGTTTGGAATAATAACAGAAAACTTTTTGTTCGGAAAAATGTAAAATATTAAGTATTTACAATACAAATGATTCTACTTGAAGAAATAGCGACCAACAGAGGAGATCGAAATATCTCCCAAGTCTTTGAAGAATATGGAGATCCTATATCTAGGCTCAATATTCTCCCAGGTCATTACTATTCATTTGAGATTCCGATACCTAATTTTAATCCAAATTGGGTACCTAATTCAATTGATGAATATCGCGAAAACCCAGCAGCTTACATAACTGAGAGACAATATTATAACTTAAGTCCAGTAGGTCTTAGTTTTTATCATGAGAGATGGAAGGAAAACTGCCTTCTCTTGGATCTCAAAGTTATTCCACCTCAATATAGATCTAAAATAATCATAACTCACCTAAACCTAATAGAAAAAAATCTTCAGGAAATAAGAATGTTCGATGAGGAAATGGTTCCGTTTAGCGAAAGAGGCAAGTTAAACCTTGCTCTATATAATATAACTCCCAGTATACTAGAACAGGCAACCGGGTTAAAATTAAAATATGCAATTAGCGGGATAAAGTTAGATAAGGTGTCCAAGGCCTCCCTACTAGATTGGAATAATATCGGGGAGCTACCCTTAGCAAACATAGATGATCGAGGTCTAGCAATTGCAAACAGAATGATGGACATCACAGGTCTATTTGAACAATTTGAAATAAAACAATTATCATAAAATGGCAGGATATGGAGACAATCAAAGTGCTACCACAAGCACGGCCCTATCGAACTTAAGTAAGTTCGGAAATAGGTACGAAGACCTATTACTTAAAAATTCAAAGGCAATCGGTTTTATCGAAGGTCAGCTTTCAGCTAGATCGAATGTTAGTAATCCAAATGATTTATTGAGATTTTCTCAAGCAATCGCTGATACTACGTCCCAACTTAGAACCAAGGCAATCGCGTTCTTTCAATTAGACTATGCAGTAAAAAGAGAAAGACTAAGAGACATAGCTTCTAACGGAGAGATTGAATTCATTTTGGAAACGATCACAGATGACATGATCGTTTATAGCGATGAGAATAGATTCTGCCATGCTAATGATCTTACTGGTAAAATGCTTTATCGAGGTTCTAATAAAGAACAGAGGCTAGCATATCAGGAAAGAATCCTAGACAAGTATTACAACAATTTTGAGGAGATCTACACAACCTGGGGATTTGGAGAAGGTATAGCAGCTTGGCAATATGCATATCAATTTCTAATTGAAGGTCACCTTAGCTTTGAAATAATATACGACGATCCTAACAAGCCTAAGAAAATAATCGGGTTTAAGGAGCTTGACCCTGCTAGCATCGCTCCTCAACTAAACAAAGATTCCAAAGGTAAGTTGTTCCTACAGTGGGCTCAATACGATCCTCAAACAGGCTCAACTAGAATGTTAGCAGATTCTCAAGTAATCTACATATCCTTTGCCAACCACTTTAAAACTAAGAGAATTAGTTTTGTTGAAAGATTAATTAGATCTTTTAATCTTCTTAGAATCATTGAGCATAGTAAGGTAATTTGGCACGTAATGAACGCACCAATCAGACTTCAGACATCTGTTCCTACTGGCTCTAAAAGTTTCCAAAAGGCTCAAGAAGATGTTAAGGAATTTATGAACCTGCTGAAGGAAGACGTATTCTTTAACGGAGATACTGGTGAATTAACAGTAGATGGTAAACCTAACATACTATTCTATAAGAATTATGTTACACCGATAAATGATCAAAACCAATCAGTAAAGATTGAGCCGCTAAGTTATCCAGGTCCTAACCTTTCTAGTTCAGAACTCCTAGGATATTTTACTAAGAAGCTAAAGATGGACAGTAAGATTCCTTATTCAAGATGGGAAGGTCAATCTGGAATGGGAGCATTTACTCTAAATGCAGAAGGAATTTCAAGAGAAGAAGTAAGATATCAGAAATTTATCAAGAGATTAAGATCTGCGTTCTCTGAACTTCTAGTTAAACCTCTCTATCTTCAGATGTGTCTTGATTTTCCAGAACTAAAAGATGACTATAAGTTTAATAACGGAATTGGAGTAAGCTATCATAACGATAATGTATTTGAGGAAATCAAGCAGAACGAACTTGAGGCTAAGAGAATCGCAAGCTTCACTGCTAAGAAAGGAATTCTAAAAGACGATGGAACTCCTTACTTCTCAACTGAGTATCTAATCAGAACTGAGCTTAAACTCTCTGAGGACGAGATCGAATCAAATGAGGATTGGTTTAAGTACGAGCAAACTGATGAACCTGTTGAAGGAGCACCTGGAGCCGAAGGAGCGGCGATGGCTGGAGGAGACATGGGTGCCGGAGGAGCCGCAGCCGCTGCTCCTGCCGGTGAAGCACCTGCAGGGGGAGGATCCGAAACCACTGAAGGTGGAGAAACATCTGGAGAAGGAAGTTTATAATTAAAACAATGAAATCTAAATATCTTCAAGCACACCTCTTTGCAATGATGGGAATAACTCTTGCAATACTAAGTAATAACATACTTTTTACATTTTTCGGAGGTATAGGCATCAGTCTTGCCCTGGATTTAGCTAGAAAGAGTGGAATAGAAATCGGGAGAAATGAGCGAGATTGAACGAATACTATACATTGCAGAAGACCATGGATGTCGTCTAGAGGTTTTAGCCGAGGCCGCTAAGATAAAGCAATCTTCTCCTAGAAGAGATTTAAGCGATTTATATACCGACGCTCTTGAAACCGTTATGAGGAAAAGAGGTATAATACAATATAATCCATCGAGTTAATATTAGTAGGATTACGACAAAGAGAAATGAAAAAACTATTACTTTTACTAACACTCACTCTGAGTTTAACTGTTAACGCTTCACATATACTAGGTGGAATGGTAACAGTAGCACAAACAAGTCAGGATTCAACAAGCGTTGGAGTCTACTTAGTAACTGACCCACAAGGCATTTCGCCAAACACAATTTATGTCGAGAAATGGGAAATGAATTCAAGCGGTTGGTATGTTCAAAATGGTACAATAGCTTTAGATAAGTATAATACCAATACACACCAAGGATTTAATGTAGTTAATTATGGTAGCGATTATTTAGACTTAGATTCCAATAAGTATCGATTCATTTACAAGAATTGCTGTTGGGGAATGTTAAACAATTCATCAAATTCGTTCAGTTCAGACTTTGTAATCTCAGCTGACTACTGGCATATTCCAAACAATTCACTTCCATATGCTGAGAATCCATTGTGGGTTAATGTACAGCTGAACACTCTAAATACAATGAAACCTATTTGGGGAATTACCAACTGTTTCCTATCTCAATTCGATAATGATTCGGTAAATGTAGCTCAATCCGATCTATACAGTGGATATGCTAGCGGAACTTTCGTACCACAAGTTCATACTCCGTTAAATATGCATGTATCAAACGATAGTGTGAATTGGACTCCAACCACATTAGGTAACTTTGGAACTGGGTTTGAAATTACTGAATACAGAAACGGCCAGCTAATTGGAGTGCAAAGAATCCAATGGACCTTCAAGGTAGTTACATCTACTGTTGGCATTGATGAATTAACACCAAATTATAAAAGCAGTTCTTATAAAGTATATGATATGAGTGGAAGATATTTAGGCACATCAATGAGAGATTTGCCAGAGAATAAAATCTATATTATCAGATATGATAGAGGTTATTCTGAAAAAATAATGATACAGCGAAAGCAACGTTAGAATAGTATAATAAATATGGAACATTATTACAACACCATCCATGGGTGGTTCACTTATCCCGCTTATTACAGATCCTTAATAGAATCTGCTCGAGATGGTTTTAAGATAGCAGAAGTCGGAGTATGGAAAGGAAAAGCCGTGGCGTATGCTGGCGTTGAAATCATAAACTCTGAAAAGGACATAACATTCTATGCTATTGATACATTTAGAGGTAGCGAAGAACATAACGAAAAAGGAGGTTCTTTCTACGAGCCATTACTAGAAACCGAGGATGGTCTCTTCAATCACTTTTTAGAAAACATAGAACCTGTTAAGGCAGTAGTTGAACCTATTAGAAAGGCTTCAGTTGAAGCAGCTTTGGATTTTGAAGATGAGAGCTTAGATGTAGTATTCATTGACGCAGCTCATGATTATGACAATGTACTGGCTGACATCACTGCTTGGTATCCCAAGGTAAAGAAAGGCGGAATAGTTTCAGGTCATGACGTGAAGCATAATCCTATCAGAAGAGCTCTTAATGATTTCTTCGGAGAAGGTAATTGGCAAGAGCCTGGTGAATCAATTTGGAAATACATAAAATCTTAATATATGAATATTGATGTAAAGGCGCTTAATGAGATAGACTTAACTAACTTAGGAGAGCTCATCACCGGTTACAATAATCATAAGAATTACTTTTTAGAAATTCCCGGAAAGGAGCATTACAAGCTTCTTGCTTATATGTCTACTCTATTCAATGACACGGTTCTTTTAGACGTAGGTACGAATAGAGGTCTTTCTGGTTTAGCTCTTTCGTATAATGATAAAAACAAAGTAATATCATTTGACCTAGAGGACGTTAAACAATTAACAGGATGGCCTTCTAATGTAAGTTATCTTTTGGGATGGGTTACAATGCCAGAATACAAACCTACGGTGATGGAATCTTCTTTTATATTCTTAGATACTATGCACGACGGTATTTTTGAACATCAATTTTATCACTATTTGAGATCTATTGGTTGGAAAGGCATTTTGATGCTGGACGACATTAAACTCAATCAAAGAATGAAAGAATTCTGGGAGTGCATAGAAGAAGAAAAATACGATATTAGCAAACATGGTCACTGGTCAGGTACAGGTGCAGTATTCTTTAGTTAAATGGTAGTAGATTCTTTTATTTTCTTCAATGAGTTCGATCTGCTTGATGTTAGATTAGAAGAGCTCTATCCAGCAGTTGACAAGTTCATTCTTGTAGAATCTACGCACACTCATTCCGGTTTACCCAAACCTCTTCACTTCAATGAAAACAAAGAAAGGTATTCAAAGTACTTGGATAAAGTGGTACATGTAATCCACGGAGCTCCAGAAGTTAGTAAAGATGGTAATGCTATAGAAAACACTAGAGCGTGGGTCAACGAAAAGGGTCAAAGAATGGAGATTTGGCATCATATTGATTTTATGTCAGATGATGACATCCTTTTAGTAAGCGATTTAGATGAGATACCAAATAGGAAATCGATCGCGACGCTTAAGTTATATCCATCTGAAAAGTTTCCTATCGCATATTCCCAAGATTTTTACTACTACGATTACAGCTCATACAAAGGTAAATGGTCAGGCACTAAAGCTTTCAAAAAATCTCAAGTCACTTCTAAAGAAGTCATTGATTCAACTAGAAACTTCTTGACTCCTGACAAGGCAAAGCCTAATGGCTTCAATGTAATAGAAGGAGGATGGCATATGTCTTTCTTCTTTAATCAGGCCGGCTTAGGAGAAAAAATAAAATCCTTTGCGCATCAGGAATTTAATAACAGCAACTATCTTAGTAATATAGAAAAGGCTCTATTTGAAAAGGAAGACATTTTTGGCAGAGGCTGGGAAAAGATAATTTACAGACCTTATTCAGAAAATTTACCTGAAAAAATCAAACAGAAGGTAGAGAACGATTATAGAGACGATGTAGTCTTGGCGATCGCTACGCATCGTAGAAAATATTTAGATTCTTTATTAGGTTCTCTTAAGAAGCTACCTTACCAAAAGGTTATAAGTGTAGATCAGAAGCTTGTAGGTTCAAACTTATCTCAAGTTTGGGAATTAGCTAAATCTTCAGGTAAAAGATATGTTGTGTTGATGGATGATGACATTGAAGTTTTAGAGAAAGATGTTGTCTGGCGCTCAATCAATATCATGAAAATGAAAGGTTGGGTCATAGCAGGAACACATGAAACTTACAATCCAAATTACAAGCCAGGAAAACATTTACTTAAAGTTTACGATAAAGGATGGCTGCCTGGTTACTTTTTAGTAATAGATACCGAAAAGATCGGGGATTACGTTTTTGACACCGGGTTAAACGATGATCAGGACCACGTAGACATAGACATGTGTATGTATGCTCATTCATTAGGATATAAAGTTGGAGTAGTAGATCGGGTTATAATTCATCACAGCGACAATCACTTTCCTGAACATCATAATAGGGGATTGTCGCAGTATAACATGGCTCATAGGAATCTTAGAAGTAAATGGTCCATGCCATCTCCCCTAGTACCGGGAAAATCAGTGTACGAGGCAACATATATAAAATCTGAAAATGTATACTCTTCCTTAAAATGAGCGAAATGGTATAAGATTGGAAGTCCTAAAGGAAGCCTCTGAAATTAGACGTGACACGAAGCACATGGATCTATGTGATTTGTATCTAATTGCTCTTAAAAGAGTAGCAAAATCTAAGAAATTAGAGATAAATTATTAGTGATCATAAAGGATCGCATAAGGATTTCTTCTACCGTCTATTGTAAACTTAAGAACATATAGCTTTCTTTCTCTTTCATCTAGAGTGTAGGAAGGAGTAACACTTACTCTTCTCTTCTTAGATTCTGGAACATATGAACTAATTTGAGCTTGTGCCTCGTCTGAAAGACCGAACGGATCTAATTCGAAATCAAATAAGTATCCTTCTAGATTTAGACCAAAGTTAGGTTCTCCTAATACTTCTCCTTTTCTAGTAAGAAGCGTCATTCTAATTTGGCTGATGCAAGCTTCCACATCATCGTATACCTCGATTTGATCTGCTCTAAACTGAGGATCATTCTCGTCTCTCATGTAAAAGTCTCTAACGTTTGCCATTTAGTCGAACATTCCTAGCTGGTCAAGAGCATCAAATTCTTCAGGATCTAGAAGATCTGACATCTTAACTGCATCAAAATATTTTTTTAGTTTCTTATC